ACTTTAAACACGTAGCGATATTAAAGAAACGTCAGATTGCATCTAGTTATTTCCATGCGGGTAAACTTATCAATCAGATCTGGTTTGAAGAAGGTATCACACTTAAGATGGGAGCTAGTCTTAAAGATTATATAAATGAGAAGGGAACCTGGAAATTCTTAAATGAATATGAGGCATTCTTAAATAGACATACGGCTTGGTACCGTCCTATGAATCCTAACAAGGTTATGATGTGGCAGCAGAAGATTGAAACTGTTGATCCATTAAGTAAACGTAAGTCTGAGATAGGTCTTAAAGGAGTAATGCAAGGTATGTCTTTTGAAAAAGATCCTACTAATGGAGTAGGGGGACCATGTAAGTACTTCTTCCACGAGGAAGCTGGTATCGCTCCTAAGATGGATACAACCTTTGAGTATATCCGCCCTGCTATGAAATCAGGGTTTATGACTACCGGGATGTTTATTGCAGCAGGATCAGTCGGAGATTTATCTCAGTGTGAACCACTTAAGAAGATGATTACCAGACCGGATGCTAACGATATTTACAGTGTAGCATCTAATCTTATGGATGAAACGGGCGTAATCGGTACTACAGGATTATTTATTCCAGAGCAGTGGTCTATGCCACCATACATAGATGAGTATGGTAACTCTAAAGTAGAGGAAGCTTTAGCAGCATTAGATGAACAGTTTGCTACATGGAAAAAAGACTTAGATCCACAAGAGTATCAATTACGTATATCTCAGCATCCTAGAAATATTAAAGAAGCATTTGACTTTAGAACAGTATCAGTATTCCCTAGTCACTTAATAAATGCTCAAATAAGAAGAATTGAGGATAGACAATATGCCGAAGAACATCTAGAAATATACAGAGATGAAAAAGGCCAACCTGCTGTAACTCAGACTAATAAGTATCCGATTAGAGAATTTCCTATTACTAAGGATACTGAAGATAAGACTGGCTGTTTAGTAGTGTGGGAAAGACCTGTTCAATCTCCAGAGTTTGGAACTTACTATGCTAGTATTGACCCGGTCGGAGAAGGTAAGACAACAACTTCCGAGTCTTTATGCTCAATCTATGTCTATAAAACAGCCATCGAGCTTACTAAAAAAGATGTTGATGGAGTCCAGACATTTATAGAACAAGATAAAATTGTAGCAGCTTGGTGCGGTCGTTTCGACGATATTAATAAAACTCACGAAAGATTAGAGTTAATTATAGAATGGTATAACGCCTGGACTATTGTAGAAAATAATATTCCGCAGTTTATTACCCACATGATTAACAGAAAGAAACAAAAATATTTAGTTCCTAGACAACAGATTCTTTTCTTAAAAGATATAGGAGCTTATGCTAATGTGTTTCAAGAATATGGCTGGCGTAATACAGGTACCTTATTTAAAAGCCATATGATAAGTTATGCTCTAGAGTTTATCAAAGAAGAACTTGATCAAGAGGTAACATCAGACGGAAAGGTCGTTAAAAATGTATATGGTATCGAACGTATTCCGGACATCATGCTGATGAAAGAAATGATGGCTTACCGTGATGGAGTAAACGTCGATAGGCTTGTAGCATTTGCAGCTTTAGTAGCTTTTGCTAAAGTCCAACAAGCAAATAGGGGTTATAAAAAACGCTATGAGGAGACTGGAGCAGTAAAAAACTTGGATAACTCTAATAAATTCAGTAAATTAAATATGAGCCCTTTTCGTCACATTGGCGGAGGGGGTAGTAAATTTGGTAGTCAAAAGCCACCAAGAAATCCTTTTAAAAACTTACAATAAGCTATGCAGATATATAATGCGATGCAGGTCAAGGCTGGAGCCAAGGTAGAGTACAACAAGATGGGTACTCTAAATCAGCCTATCCAGTTTATTCCTAGAAAAGAAAAAGACAACGACTGGACTGCCTGGAACCTAGACTGGTTAGAATGGAAAGGCTTACAACACGTGCGCAGAAATGCTCGTAGACTTATGAAGAATTATAAGTTAGCTAAGGGTATTATAGATAAGGGTGACTATATCATAGAAGAGGATAACGAATATGCGGATCTTATCGAAGTATTGACTAAGGAAGATTCTGCAGCATTGGAACTAAAGTTCTATCCAATTATTCCTAATGTCATTAATACTCTTGTATCGGAGTTTGCTAAACGTAATACTGCTGTTACTTATAAGTCTGTTGACGAAACTTCATACAATGAAATGATGGAAATGAAGCGTGGCCAGATAGAAGAATCATTAACGTATATGGCTGAACAACAGTTAATGATGAAACTTGCGGAAGATGGAGTAGATACACAGTCAGAAGAGTATCAGCAGATGTTATCTCCAGATAATATTAAGTCCTTACCACAGATTCAAGATTTTTTTACTAAGTCTTATAAGTCTTTAGTAGAGCAATGGGCTTCTCATCAGCATGCTGTAGACGTAGAAAGATTTAGATTAGATGAATTAGAAGAGAGAGCATTTAGAGATATGCTTATTACAGACCGTGAGTTCTGGCACTTCCGTATGTTAGAAGATGACTACGATGTAGAGTTATGGAATCCGGTTCTTACTTTTTATCATAAATCTCCTGATGCTCGTTATATATCTCAAGGTCAATGGGTAGGTAAATACGATATGATGACTGTAGCTGATGTCATAGACCGTTACGGATGGTTAATGACAGAAGAACAGATGGGTACTCTAGAACAAATCTATCCTGTACGTTCTGCCGGTTATCCTATCCAGGGTTATCAGAATGACGGTAGTTACTATGATGGAACTAAGTCTCATGACTGGAATACTAATATGCCATCTTTAGGATATCGCCAGTATACATCTATGTGGGATAATACATTACGTGGAGGAGATATCGTTAACTGGATTTTATCAGATAGCGAAGACTGGTATGATATGGGTATGACAAACTTATTACGTGTTACTACAGTTTACTGGAAGTCACAACGTAAAGTAGGCCATCTTACCAAGATAGATGATATGGGTACTACAACATCCGACATCGTAGACGAAAACTATATAGTAACAGATAAACCTCTTTATAATACAGACCTCTTTAAAAATAAGACTAAGGATAATCTATTATTTGGAGAACACTTAGACTGGATCTGGATTAACGAAGTATGGGGAGGTGTCAAGATAGGACCTAACCACCCTACTTATTGGGGAACAAATAATCCGGGCGGTATTAATCCTATTTACTTAGGTATTAATCAGAACCATATTGGACCTATTAAGTTCCAATTTAAAGGGGACGATACTTTATATGGTTGTAAACTTCCTGTAGAAGGTTCAGTATTCTCTGACCGTAATACAAGATCTACATCACTAGTAGACCTTATGAAACCTTTTCAGATTGGTTATAACATTGTAAATAACCAGATTGCGGATATCCTAGTAGATGAATTAGGTACTGTAATCTTACTTGACCAGAATGCTTTACCTAGACACTCTCTAGGAGAAGATTGGGGAAAGAACAACTTAGCTAAAGCATATGTGGCAATGAAGAACTTCCAGATGTTACCATTGGATACTTCTATTACCAATACTGAAAACGCTTTAGCTTTCCAGCACTACCAGAAACTTGATCTTGAACAAACTAATCGTTTGATGTCTCGTATTCAGTTAGCTCAATATTTTAAAGGGCAAGCTTTTGAGACTATTGGTATTACGCCACAGCGTTTAGGTCAGCAGATTGGTCAGACTAATACTGCTACAGGTATTGAGCAAGCGGTAAGCGCTTCTTATGCACAAACTGAAACTTACTTTATACAGCATTCCGATTACTTGATGCCTCGGGTACATCAGATGCGTACAGACTTAGCACAGTATTATCAGTCTACTAAACCATCTGTTAGATTACAATATATTACTACTGCCGATGAAAGGAAAAATTTTGAAATTAACGGTACTGACCTTTTGCTTAGAGACCTTAATATTTTTTGCACTACTAAAGCTAATCATCGTGCCGTTCTTGAACAGCTTAAACAAATGGCTATTTCTAATAATACTTCTGGTGCTTCCATTTATGATCTGGGTAACATACTCATGGCTGATTCGATTCCTGATGTTACGCAGATACTTAAGAAGACTGAAGCTAAGGCTCAGCAGATACGTCAGCAAGAAATGCAGCAGCAGCAAGCTATGCAGGAACAAATGATCCAGGCTAAGCAGGAAGAACAGCGTATGAAGATGGAGTTTGAAGCACAGGAAAATGACAAGAATCGTCAAAGTCGTTTGATGGAAGCTCAAATTAGATCGGCTGGATTAGGAGCAACTGTAGATATTAATCAGAACGAGCAGAATGATTATATGGATGCGATGAAAGAGATTAATCGTACCCAGGCTCAGAACGATAATATTAACCTACAGAGAGATAAAGAGATCTCCAGAATGGCCGAGCATAGAGATAAAATGACTGTTGAACAGGAAAAACTTAATACGCAAAGACAGATTGCTGAGACGCAATTGCAGATTGCTAGGGAAAATAAGAACAAATTTGACGTGAAAAAGGATAAAAAGAATAAAGAAAAATAGGCTTTTGCTATACATTCAACTTTATTTTTTTAGCATGTTCAATTTTTAAAGTTTAAACTATAGATTTGCGTATATTAATAGTGTAGAGAACTAAAAAACCAACATTATGTCTACAGAAAATACAAACCAAGAAACTACCTCTATTGAGCAGGTAGACATTAACCTAGATGAACTTCTAGGTACACCGGGAGCAGAAAACGTTATGCTTCCTGAGACTGAAAAGAAACCTACTGTATTCAGTAAGGATTCCTCAGATCTCTCCTTTATTGACAATGACACTGATGAAGAAGGCGCAGAGTCAAACGTAAATACTTCAATTGATGATATTATTGAAGAGACAGATCCTGATGCTGATTTTAGACCAAAGACGGAAACGCCTGAGGATAAAAAACCAGCTGGTCGACCTAGAGTTGATAAAACAGGAATGTCTGAATTAGTAAATAAGTTAATTGAAGCTGGTAAAATAGTTCCGTTCGATGACGATAAACCTTTAGAGGAATACTCTATTAAGGATTATGAAGAGTTGCTCGACGCTAACTTTGCTGAAATTGAGAACAAGGTAAGACAAGAAACTCCAGTAGAGTTCTTCCAATCTTTACCTGAAGAGCTTCAGTATGCTGCTAAATATGTAGCAGATGGTGGTCAAGATCTTAAGGGTCTATTTAAAGTACTTTCTCAAGTAGAGGAAGTAAGAGAATTAGATCCATCATCAGAAAGAGACCAAGAACAAATAGTACGTGAATACTTACGTGCTACTAACTTTGGTAACGCTGAAGAAATTGAAGAAGAGATTGACGGATGGAGAGATCGCGGAGATCTAGAATCAAAAGCTCTTAAATTCAAACCAAAGTTGGATAGAATGCAGGAATCTGTTGTAGCTCAACGTCTTGCTCAGCAAGAACAGATGAAGAGACAACAACAAGCTGCTTCAGAAGCTTATATGCAAAATGTATATAACACTGTAGCTTCTGCAGACATAAACGGAATTAAGTTAGATAAACGTTCGCAAAATCTTATCTATACCGGTTTAGTACAACCTTCTTATCCATCTATTTCGGGTAAGCAGACTAACTTACTAGGCCACTTGTTAGAAAAGTATCAGTACGTTGAACCTAACTACCCATTAATTGCTGAAGCACTTTGGTTATTAGCAGATCCAGATGGTTACCGTACTAAAGTACGTGAACAAGGTAAGACGGCACAAGTTGAAAAGACTGTACGTCAACTTAAGACTGAGCAAGCTAAGATGGCTACAAGTACTCCAGTAATTGAAAAAGAAGAAACAACTCAAAGAAGAATTCCTCGGAATAATAACTTCTTTAAGCGATAAATAATAATTAACCCTTAAATAAACAAAAATGGCTCTAAACAACACGACTCCCGTTCTTAATAATGGGATATTCTTACGTGACACGCAGTATGCTGCGAGCTCTCACGTAGATTCGTACCATTTAGTGAACATGCTTAAGAACTCTGAACCTATGGATTTAGGACCAGTAGATCTTTGGGCAATGGCACAAAAGGTCGAAATGCCTCTTTACCAAATGTCTAGTTTTGGTGGCAAAAATGTAATCAACGTTGACAATGCTCGTGGAGAGTACAAATGGCAGACCCCAGTTGTACAAGATCTTCCTTACATTGTTGACCAAGAAACTCTTCCACAAGACGAAGGTAGTGTTGTACCAACAGTAGGTTCTGATGGTACTACTTTCCAAATCAAACTTTCTCGTCGCGAGTTCGGTCATGGTGATATCATCACTTATGATAAGTACAACGGCGCTGAAATGTACATTACAGTTGATGACATCGTTCCAGTAGGTGACGGTTTCGTTTACACTGTACAGCTAGTAAATAACGATAGCGCTTTCGCTATGAGCACAGATTTTCTTGTACCTGGTACTAAGATCTTCCGTAAAGGTTCTGCTCGTGGTGAATACGGAGAGCGTTTCTCTGACATTACTACACAAACTGGTTTCCGCGAATTCTACAACTTCGTAGGAGGAGCTGAAGCACACGTACACTATTCTGTTTCTTCTCGTGCTGATCTTATGATCAAAGGTGGAATGAATGCAGACGGTACTGTACCAGTAGTAGAAATCTGGCGTAACTTTGACAAGAATATCGATCCAGCTGTAGCAAACCTAGATACTATGGTTTCTCGTATGGGTAAAGACTACGTTAAACGCGCTATGTCTAACGGTACTTTGTCTCGTACTTTCTTGACTACTATGGAAGCAGCTCACTTGACTAAAGTAGCTACTGACATCGAAACTTACTTAATGTGGGGACAAGGTGGACGCGTTCGTCAAGACGGTCCAGATGATGTTCGTCTATCTGTCGGTTTGTGGAAGCAGTTGGATAACTCTTTCAAGCGTGTATATAACAAGTCTGGTTTCAACTTGGATTTGTTCCGCTCTGAGCTTTACAACTTCTACGCTGGTAAGGTTGACTTCCAAGGTCCAGATCCTAAGCGTCAATTAATCGTACAAACTGGTATGGCCGGTATGCGTATGGTTAACGAAGCTATCCGTCGTGAAGCAATGTCTTCAGGATTGTTGATTCAAGCTGCTGATATCGGAGCAATTACCGGTAAAGGTATGGACTTGAACTTCGGATTTGCTTACACTTCTTATGTTATCCCATTCTTGGCTAACGTTAAGTTCGTGTTGAATCCCGCATTCGATAACTTACATACTAACGACATTGAAAACCCGATTATCGATGGTTTCCCATTGTCTTCTTATAGCTTCATTATTTTCGATATCACAGATAATACTAATGACAACATCTACTTGTTGAAACTTAGCTGGGATAACCAATTGAAG